AAATTTAGTTTATTCGTCAAGATTGGGATTATAACTTTTTATCTTATACTAACCTAGATATAGAGACCATCGAAACAATAATATTTGGAGTTCTTAAAACGGATGCTCGTAAGTGTTCCATGTGTTTTCTATGATAGGCCCGTGATTCGTGATCCTTGCACTCCTTATATCGATGGTATTGATTTGCATATTTAACCCAGGCTATTTGTTTTTCAGTAAAGACTACCGAGCCACGGTTCACGGCATTTTCATAACGTATACGTATATTGTCGGGGTCAAAACCACCGAAATAACATACCAGTTTAAAATCTTTAGAGTTTTCACGTAACCAGACATAAGATTGTGATTTAAAAATACTACTCTTTCGGTCCGACTGCATAGCTAAGCTTTCTTCAAGCGCATGGACTAAAACATTTTTCCAAAGGGTGTGTTCTGGGGAATCTTTTCGAATTAACGTAGCACTAAAATCAGTGCCCATAAGTTTTAATAAGGTGGGAGAGTAAGTCACGATTATAAATATAGGGTTTAGGGTTAGACCTTTTCTTTGCCTCGCTCGCCTTAAAATCTTGATACACTTCTTCTAATAAAAAATGGACATCATTACCTGACCATCTATCATCTTTAGGTGTTTTTAAAAACTCATCAAAATAATCCATACTATAAGTGTAATTACTTTGAGCCATCTTTACCACCCTTAATCACTTTTAATTTTAATAACTTGCCTGATTTTTTGTTTTTGGGTCTACGGTGTAGCCAACATGCTTTGATATCTGATAAAATTTGCGGGTCATAAACTTCTAAATAACCAAATTTTTGCCCCATATAAGTTCGAAACATGACACCTGCAACCTCATCGTACTCATGTTTAGATAGCTTTGACGCTAAAATTTTTAATGCTTCGATAAAAGCATTTTTATTTTCAATGTTTTGTGGTTGTTTTGCCACAGATAATCTCCTCTAATTTATTAAGAATCCAAGTCAAACGACCTAGTTCCGTGATCCGTGGCTCGATGTATCCGTTTCCATTGCACTCTCGACAAAGGGGTAATGAGTCTTCGGTAGTTAACTGCTCTGCAGTCGCGATATACCCATTACCCCTACAGTCTTTGCAAATCTGCTTTGATTCAGTAATACTCATAAATTGATTAATTGTCAATTTTTAGTTTTTTGAGAAAATTTTTAACTGAAACCTTTTCTCTTTTTGCTAAATGCTCTACATAATCGTTAATAAGCTTAGAGATCATACCTGCAGGGGCTCGAAACTTATCCTTGCATAAAGCTTTCAGTACATCGTAATCTTGTTTTCGTACTGCGACTGATTTCCATTTATTGATATCCATTTATTTTACTCCTCTTATTTTTTTTGTTTTTCCTGTTTCGGTATACATCAATGTATATGCTGTTTTGCCATCGTAGTAATAACCACCGACATGCCAAACTGTTTCTTTTTTCTTTTTATTGTTCATATTAACTCGGCGTTGGGTTATGAAATTCATCTGATTTATAAATCTGTCTTGTCCAAAATTTATCTAACAGATAATACCAAAAGCCATTGATAATAGGTTCAATGAGTGCATCTAACGCTGCAAGTTCAATGGGTGCACCTGTAATAATATTATTACAAGTCATCGCAATCACAATATGACCCAAAGTATAAACAATGGCTCTTGCAACACTTGAATGATGTAATTGTTTTTTAAGGAATTGAAAAATACCATATCTAAATTCAGTCATTAATCTTTATCCTCATCAAACTTTCCTCTGACTCGACCATCCGCTGCTCTCTCTCGGTCGGCAAATATACATTTAATTGTCATCTTTCCGTTCTGTGTCCAAATAACAATATCATGACCATAATCCTTTGTATGAACCCAATGTTTTTCATACGTAGGTAATGTAATCATAGAATCACCTTTAACCATGTTGCACTCCTCTCGTTGCCCATTGTTTTATTGTTGCCTCAACATCGATTTCTTTATCACAGGTCGTGCACCACCATCGTTGTAATATTTTCAAAAATGATAGTGCTTGTGTTCGACACTCAGGACAATAATGTTTATTTTTCACAATTGTCTTTACTTACTTGTTTAGGACCAAGTGTCGTGTGAAACCAGATAGGTGACTGCACGGTCCCATTATCAGCACATTTAACTCCGAGCATGATCTTATACGTATCTCCTTTTTCATGTCCTGGCCTGGCACATCCTACTAGGAATAAAAATAGAAGCATGACAACCACGCTACCACTGAGATAAGCTAAAAAAGATTTTTCTTCATCATCATATGCAAAAAACTCTTTCAGCCATTTTATTTTTTCTTTAATTATTTTGTTCATGTTGTCCTTCTTCCCACGAGACAATTATCTTCTCGTTTGTTGAGTTATCTAAATAAACTGTCCAATCACCAATTGTGATATACACAGATTCATCTGATCTTTGGTCTACTTTTATTTTGTTCATGTTTTCCTTTCTAAAATAAAAACGGTGCAAAAATAACACCCAAAATAACAAGCATTACTTTTGGTGCAAAGCATAAAAGAAAAATGGTTAAACCAATTAAGATTCTAATCATCTTCTCTTTTGCATGCTAACTCGTCATCTATCAATGCATGAGCAAAATCAATGCTAAATGGTTGATAGGTGTTTCCATCAGAAGTTAAACAAGTAATTTCTTTAATTGAAGCTACTGCATTGGCATATTCACCTGAATGTTCAATAGGCTCACCACCATACGCAGTTGTTTGAATCTTAGAAAGTCGCTTGTCTAATTGTTCTATTAGATCTTTCGCCGCTTTTGATTTACTAAGTTGTTTCATAATCCCATTCATATAAGATAAATATGGGATAAGTCAAGATATTATTTTGTAGACCTTGTCAACTATTAAGGGTATACAAATAACTATAATATGGTATATAATATCTTATGAACAGGTATCGTTTCTTAGCATTTGCTATGGGATATAAAATTAAATGTGATTTAGAAGCATTTGATGACCTGGACGCTAAGAAAATATTTGTTCGTAAACTCGGTGAGGGTGATTTTGAGAAGTCCCCCGAGGGGACATATCGAAAAGACTTACTCATCGTAACCTACGAGGAGTTAGGAAATGGCAGTTAATTTCTCTCTTTTAAATGAGAAAATTAGATTGGAAGCCGCTTGGAATAAAGAATATGCTGATAACGGCTACTCTCTTGCTCTCATAACATTATCCGAAGAAATCAATGAAATTAAGAAAAAGATGGTTTCTGAAGTACATGATGTCGCTAAAAGAGAAATAAAACAACCTGTAGAATTATTCGCTACGGCTAGTTAAACAGGTTTTTTTCTTATTTTTTTCTAAACGCTTTCTGCGTTCAGGGATGTTATCCCTCTTAATTATGCATGGCGCACAATAAAAATCTCTACCTTCAATAATATGGGCTACAGCTTTACACGTTTTACATTTTGGAACAGATGCATACATTTTTCTGTATATGGCTTCATTTTACCTTCAAACATAAATTGATGACTCTCTACATTTGGATGAAGTTTCCATACCTCTACATTTAATCTTGAAAAAAAGTTCTCTTCGGCTTGGTTATCTGCATGATAAAATAAACTAGCATCCCCTAAAGTTTGCAATGCCTTAAATCTGTGATTACCATTTATAAGTTCATTTTTCTTGTTGACTACCATTGGACATAGTAAGCCTTCATTTTTTATACTATCTTTTATTCTTTGTTTAAATTCTAAATGCGTACCATGAATAATGTTTACGTGTTCAAATTTTATAGGCTTGAGACGTTCTTTAAAAAGCTGATATAATGGATAGATTAATTTGCCATATCCTGGAATATTTTGTCTAACTAGCTTGTCCAAAATCATCTCCAAGTGCTACATCAACTTTACTAGGTACTTTAAATTCCATACAGTTTTCCATAATATCTTTGATATCTTTTACATTAGACTCATCTCTAATATTAAAACATAGTTCATCATGAATTTGTAATAAAGGTGTGTGACCTGCTTCATGACATGCAATAATCGCCATCTTTGTTTGATCAGCAGAGCTTCCCTGAATTAATCTATTAAGTGCTTTGTATGTAAAGGCACGTTTGATATTATCCCTACCACCAAACTTTGCGACTGCGTTTTCATAGTTCTCAGTCTTATGTAAACCCCATTCTCTAGGCTCCCATTGATCAAATCTGCATTTTCTACCCTTTTTAGTCCTAATAACACCCTTTTGATCGGCTGTTTTCATACATTTATCAGATAATTCCTTCACAAATGGTACTTTTCTATTGAATTTAGCGATAATAAGTTCAGCTTCTTCCTTTGTCAGACCTAATTGAGTGGCTAATTTGTTCTTTCCCATACCATACATGATACCTAAACCAATCGTTTTAGCCTCTTTACGTCCAATTCCTGCCAAATCCGCTACGGTCTGGTGAAAGTCCGTATCTGCGTTAGCATAGGCCTCTACGAGCTCCTCAGAGCCATTAAACCCTATACTAGCAGCGTAGTGTACTACCATTCTAGGTTCTTGCTGCGAGTAATCAAAACTACCCCATTTACAGCCCTCATCTGGTAAAAATAACCCCCTAATTAAAGGCCCAAACTCCTTATTTCGTGCAGGTAATTGTTGCAGATTCGGGTTAGACATTGATAGTCTACCTGAAACCGTTCCCCCATTATCGCCTTTAAGCTGATTAATTTCTCCATGGATCCTCCCTTTGGTTGAGTATTTTAAAATTGAGTCAATGAATGTATTATGAAATTTATTGATCGCTCGTGTTTCGACTATCAGTTTAGATAGTTCATGAGTAGAATTAGCTAACCAATTTTGTGTAAAGGAGGGCTCATTTGTTTTCGCAGTTCTTGGATACTCTACGCCTAATTTATCGAAGGCTCCAGCTATTTGCCTTGCTGCCCATATGTCTATTTCTTTTCCTGCTATTTTCTGGATTGCTAATAGCTTTTCTTTTTCTACTTCCGCAAACTTTGATTTTAATTCTAGAGCTCGTTCACCATTTATCCTAATCCCTTTTTCTCTCATCTTAATTAAAATGGGTAATAACTTCATTTCAACTTCCCAAATAGTCTCTAAGCTTTGAGTTCTTATTTCTGCTTTAAATCGTTGCCATAAAAGGAGCGTGAGCCGTGCATCTTGTTCCGCGTAAAATCCAACATGCTCTGCAGGTAACTTCCACATTTCTGCTTTCGGATCCACTCCATGATCCTTGGCTGCTTCAGTTAAATCAGTTTCTGCTTTAATCTCCCCTAAGTAATCAAATGATAAAGCATTTAAAGAATAACTAAATCTGTTTTCATCAATTAATGCTGCAGCAATCATGGTATCAACTATCTCACCTTTAACATCAATGCCCATGGCTCTTAACCAACCGACATCATACTGAGCGTTATGAAATATTTTTGTTGCAGGTAATGCACACACTTCTTTCATGTAACTAATCACCTGATCTTTAATCATATTACCACCACCAAAGTGACCAAAAGGATAATAACCTTGCCATCCTTCGACAGCGACAGCGAATCCTACGACTTCACCTTTACCCAATGCCCAACCTGCACCAAGTTTATTGGTAATACCATCGTCCTTTGTTTCTAAATCGATTGCAATTTCTTTATAGCCAGATAAATCTTTATATTCTCCTGGACCCGACCAAATATGTTTTTTATAATTAAACGCTAGTTGTAGACCTGTCATACCAACTTATATCTCTTCCTTCCTTCTTGCACCATTCATAATGGCCTTTAAGGGTTTGTTTTTGTAATCTTTCTCTAGATTTTGCATAACTTTTACCTTTTACAGGTCCTCGTTTTTTATTCATCCCAACTTTTTCTTAATCGATCTATTTCTAAATCACAATAATGTTTTATTTTATTAAGATCTTCTATTTTGTTTTTCTTTAAATACCTAACAACGTATTTAATTACGTTGCCTTGAAAAAAATTTAGGTTGTTATCCATGATAAAATCGAAAGGTTGATGCTTTATTTTATAATGGTTACCTCCTATTTGTGTATCTTTCGCTTCATTTACTTCCTTAAAAAAAGATTTATTTGTCATTTTTCTCCTTATTTAAATAGGTTAACCAGTCCTCACCAATTGGGTAATGATACCGATGATCAGTACTAAGAATATGCAACTTATTTTTAGCACGTGTTGCCCCCGTATACCAAACTTTTTTTTCATTAGATTTTTCATCTTTAGACTTCCGTCTAAAATCTGATATCATATTACATTTAGAATACAAGACTACATGATTTGCTTCGCCGCCTTTTACCTGGTGAATAGTGTCAATAATAATATTAGGATCTGCATTCAAAGTATCTTGTCCATATCTTTTGAGTAATCGTAAGAAATACATTTTTTGTTTTGGTTTGAAGTTATGTCTTAATATAGTCCACCAACTATCATTTTTGTTTTCTTCTGGAATACCTAAACCACACCATTCTTTTAATTCTTCATACCCATACATTTTGTAATCTGGCTCACCAATCCAAAACTTTTCAGTTCTAAAATCAGGGTCTGTTAAATCACGAATATATTTATACATAATTTCAGCATCTATTTTTGTAATTTGCTTACCTTTAGAAATAGCTGTCCAAGCTTTGATGGCATGCCATTGTTTTGAATCAAATGACTTCGTACCTTTATTGTCAGAAAAATATAAACCAGCATCTTTAGCTGCCATTCGTAATTCATTAACCGCAGATGATATTCTCCCTAAGATATACCAGGTACCGTCTTGGTTAAAATCAATCTCTTTAAAAGATAAATATCTTCTAACTTCACCTTCGTCTTCGGTTGCAACAAAATCTTTTGCAATACTATTCATAATACCTGTACGCATAATCTGTGTGAATTGATGAATCGCTTGACCGTACCGTCTTGTTTTACGTAATACAACTAACCTTCCAGGAAAGTATTCTGTAAAGTATCTTGAATCAGCACCATTCCATTGATAGATGGCTTGATCATCATCCCCTGCCAAGTAAATTCTTTCAACATTATCTACTAATTTGTAAATTACAGACCATTGTAAAGGTGTGAAATCTTGAGCTTCATCTAAAATTAAAACTTTCAGTGGCTTAAATTTAATCTCATCAATTGCTTTTTCAATCATGTCAGTAAAATCTATAAAGTCATTTGCCTTATATGCTTGATACGTTGATATCTTTCTTAGAAACACATCCATACTATCCATTTTTCTAGATTCCATTTTGTATACTAACTTTGGATCCATCATCATGTTTCGTGCTTTATCATAAACACCCAGTGACCAATCTTTGTAGTTAAAATTGTCATCAGCTAATCGATTATCAGATGTTTTGATAAAATTATTTTGAATTGCAAAATCAATTGCGCAATCTTTTGGATCAAAAACTTCTTGTTCAAAATATTGTCGACAATACTTATGGAGTGTTCTAAAATTCCTAAAATCTTCAGACGTATATTGTGTAAACTGTGCCAAAGATCGATCCATAGCTTCATTCACCGCTTTATTAGTAAATGATATGTATGCCATATCCCTTGGATGAATACCTTTATCCAAATATTTTTTTAAAACGCGATTAATTAAAGTCCATGTTTTACCTGTACCAGGTGGTCCAAAGATTTTAATTGTTTTCCGTTTGAGGGCTGCCTGCTTTTGGAGCCCTGAATTTACTGTGGAATTCATCATCCATCTCCGTTACTGTATCTTTTCCATTTGTTTTTTTCGTAATCACTTGGTGACTTACAAACTCTGGCATTTCAACATACCATACATTCTTTTCACCCTCATGATATTCATGCTTATTACAGTTAAGCAATTTTAATGCTTGTGCCACGTTACGGAATGGACTTTTTGCTTGTTTATCTAGAAAGCTTTGTAATGTAATCCTTTTGAAATAAATCATATTTGTTTTAGTATCTACCACGGTATAACCATCTTTTAATTTATCAAACTTATCTTGTTCAATAGTTTTTTCAAAGAAATCTTTCAATGTTTGATATTGTTGTTCTTCAACGGTATCTGCATATTTTAAATCTTTATGCTCTTCCGCAGTCTCTACAATGTGTTTCATTAATAGTTCGAAAGGTGCTGGACCTCTTTTAGGTCGTGGTAAAGTAATCCAGAATATTCTGTGTCTTGCCAAACAAGTTCTCCATGATTTCTCATCCTTAATATCTTCAGCTTTGAAAGTCACATGCTTGTCTCTGAATGTACATGAATAGATAACCCCTTTTGTATCTTCAATGTAAACAATATCTTTAAATTCATCTTTGATATCTGGCACTTGAGTACCGATACCTAATTTTCTTAGCTTACATAAATCTTTATTACATAAAGGTGTAATTGCATTTAACTTAGGCGGACATTTATACATGTAACTATTTTTATGTACGGATCTAGCTACATTCTCTACCTCTCGTCTATCTAACGGGGACGCAAACGCTTGTTCATTTCGTGTCATTGCCACTTCAATTAAATCATTGATACGCATAGCGTTCTCAGTTTTTTTCATTTCAAGAACTAAAATGTTAAACAAGAAATCATTTCTATGATTACCAGACCATTTTTCT